ATCTATAAATTTCAATGTTACAAAATTACTTATTATTGAATTAGTAATGCTATCCGTATTACTAATTAATGTTAAGATAAAGACAAAACATTACTTAGCTCTTGTCTTGTAATATATAAAACATTACTTTTGTAACATCAAAAAGGAAATAAAGTAAAACCAATAAAAAAAATAAAGATTATGAAAGCAATTATCGACTACAAGAAAGAGAACAGTGAACTAACAGGCGCAATTATAGTAAATGAATATGCAGGTAAGACAACTTACATCGCAGTTATAGCATCAGCAAGTAAGACTTACAAGACATTGAAAGGTGCTGAAAAGTTCATGAATGAATACAATTACAAGAAATGCTAATATAAACCAGCAGGGCGAAAGCCCTGCACAACAATGCAGAATATGAAACGAGAACTAGAAAGCAAAATAAGTTAGTGTTTAGGGGGCTTCGGACCGGCACATTAGTTGACGCCAATCAACAGGAAAGGGGAGCTGTCAAGCCCCCCTTTCGATCTTTTCTCTAAATGTTCTCAACTGGTCTACAGTCGGATAAAACGTAGGATTTTCCCAGTTCCTTGAAATCACCGCTATCATTGAATCAAGGTACTTTCCGCAGTCAAGAATCTTTGCACATTTATCTAGCTGGAATTCCCCGACCGGGTATCTCTTATTGTTGAGCGTTTCTTTAGCCCAAGTTAGCAACTCGTTTATTGAGTCGTAGTCGTATTTCTTTTCTTCTGCCATAATGTTAGTTTTCGGCAAAGGTATAAAAAATCCCCGACTACATAGCCAGGGACAAACACAAAGATATAACCCTTGCAATAATCGCAAGAGGAATCAGCCAGTACAACCACCTTTCTAGGCGTTCCATAGCATCACCAGCAGAAGCCGGCAGAAATCCGAGTGATACCGGTCGTCGGCCTGCTCAAGCAATATATCCAGTTTATCGTTTCTCATTTTCGAGCACTGACTTTATTCGTTCTTCAGTAAAACCAAAACGGGCGGCAAACTTCTTGAAAGCCCGCATCCTGTTATCCGGAATAAGAGCATACATGCTATTAATAGGAGTATCACTCTTTAATGCTTTTCGGACTTGCTTATTCTTCATAAGGTTGGTGAATTAAGTGTTTAACTTCATTTTTGCAACATTTGCACTCGCACAGTAGTGATTTAGCATATTCCCACGTCTTTTCAATTATATCATCTCCGATGTACTGAATTTCCTCACCGTACGGGTCTATACCGAACGCCTGGCAGATATGAGTAGCCATGTGCCCGCACTCATGCCTCCATGACTTGGCAAATTCCTTCGAAGACGAAGTGAGGGCAATAACCATAACCGTTTCCCGTGTCCCGAAGTTGGAGTAAGTAACTCCGGTATTCAGGTTGCCGGAGTTTATGTTATCGTATGCAGTACGGAGCATATCACCGTCGCAGCCGATGGAATGCATATTATTCAGTATCTCTTCTGTATAATATGTATCTACTGCATAATATACCATGCAGCTCCAGCCATACTTGGGTAATGTAAACCGTTGTCTTATCATTTATCAAAGCATTTCGTCCCACTCCACCGGTTCTCCGGCTCTGTTCATCTTGGCATACCACATACACATTGCCATGCCGTCAGGAGCATCCGGATCGTCAATCATATCCTTTATGTATAATGCCATGTGTGCTTCATCCGGCACGGAGGATTTGAATGTATCAGCCTTGCATTGGTTGGCCCAGTACACATAATCATACAACACATTGTTCTCAAGCTTTATTCCGTAACGGGTGAGCAATTCGTCAACCTTCTCTTTGGAGATTGGTTCAATACGTTCTTTCTTTCCGGTTGAAGGATTCATCTTCTTCATCAAAGACACGGCAAATTCACACATTTTCTTGTTGAAATGCCATCCAAAGTGTGAAAGATACGCTTCCATCTCTTCCGGTCTTCTGTCTCTTATATCCAGCGGTTCTCTTCTCATGATTATTAAAAAAGTTATAGGGAGTAGAAATAATCCACTCCCTAATTAAACATTAACGATAACGGGAATAGCGTCCTGTACCACGTACGCCACGTCTTTCTCCATAGCCGCCACGCTCACCATAACCGCCACGGTCGGAACCACCGCCATAACCACCACGTTCGCCCATCTCGTCATAACGTTCGTCGTCATCGTCATAATAACGTTCACGTCTTCCCATGCTTTCACCTCCGGAAAGTTCCTCGATGCACTGCATCAGTTTACCACCGTATTTGAGCATCTTTTCAGCATAGTCGGACATTTTCTCGACTTTGCTTTCTGTGATTTCAATTATCTGCATAATTTATTTACTTTTAGGATTGTTACTACCACTTCCCAAAGCCTTGGCAAGCATATCTTTTATATCGGTAAGGGTGTTTTCAACTCCGGAAACTTTCTGTTCAAGGACTCCGATTTTCTCTTCCTGTTCTTTTTCTTTCGCCAGTTGTGGATTCAGCTCCCTTAGCATAACATCACAGGAGGAAATGACCTTCTCGTGGTAAGGGACACTTTCTATTACTCCTCGGCTTATTCTCAACATAGATTCCACCTCGGCATTCATTGCCTCCCGGCTTTCCGACACTACAACTCCATTCGCACCAAAATTGGCTATGGAAAGATTTGCCGGAAGTTGTTTGAAATCAATAGTTTCCTCACCAACCTTGACCGATACGTCAACAACTGTTTCCATATTTTGGCCGTAAGTCTGCCCTGGAACATACTGTCCGTATTTAGGTTGAGGATTGCTTACTGAAACAACTTGTCCCACTTTCAATTCAGGGTTTTCACCTTTTTGAAGGATATAAAATATATTGGATTGTCTTAGACTTTGAAACATAATTTATTAACTCTTTAAGAAGTGGGATTACTCCCACTCCAGATTTCACTTTGCCTTTACAGCATTTACGCTTGCCGCTGCCGGTTCGCCATTGCTGGCAGCAGCCGGTGTTGAAGCCGTAAATTCCAGAAAACGTATAACGCCTGTGCGCTTATTAAGATAAGCAAGACGTTCCGTAGTGCCTGTAACATCAGTCCCGGTAACAGGATTGTTATTACTGTCCACAACAGGGACCTTTGATGTTCCTGTAGTAACCCCAGCAGTAGCCAGAGTTGTCTGGCCTAGATTAGGAGTTATGACATATACGGGCAAGGCTTCTCCACCGGCCGGAACATCCGCATGAACCTTCAACAGGATTATGCTTTCGCACGGAAGTTCATTGTAGCAGTGAGGATTAATACCATAATCTACGCTTGCATCTGTCAACTGAACAGCGTTCGTTGAAAGTTCGTAGATACCATTTACATCAACTCTCCTAATTCCCCTTGTAGACCGGTTCATCAGAAAAGGGCTTGGAAGCCAGTAAGGATACATTAAGTTAGGATATAACATAATTACCTCCTTTCTTAGCAACCGCAAGCTCCTAATGTAGATACACCGAAGTTTACAGGAACGGAATAGTTTACCGGAACATAGTTACCGCTGGCCGGACAATAAGGCATCGGGAACGTAGGCGGTTGCGCACATTCAATCTTTGACAGACGGCTGCTCAAATCACTTAACGCAGCACCAAGAGGAGCAGTAGCTTGTGCCACAATCTGCGAAGTCATTGCGGAACTCTTGAACGTGCTGTTTTCTTCACGCAAATGGTCAATCTTGTTCTGCATTTCACGCATTTCAGCCGCACGTTGTCCGGCAAGAATTTGCTGTGTGCTGTCCTTGATGGAGTTTTGCAGATCACAGGTCTGTCTTTGAGTTTCGTATGCAACGGAAGCGAAGCCTCTTTCCTGACCGGTTGCAACACCGTTAATGGCATTCTGCAATGTATTGGTCTGTTGACAGATTGCCAAGCGGTTTTCGCAGCAGCATGATGCAATCTGTTGAGCGATCTGACAGTTACCCTGTTGGATAGCATTAATAATCTGCATTGAACTTTGTCCAACCTGGTTACCAACTTGTTGAACTTGAGACATTACGCCATTGATGGCATTCTGAACCTGACCGATTGAACAATTCAAATTAGTAGCCAGATTGTTAATTGCTTGTCCGTTTCCTTGAATTGCGCTCATAAGTAGCTCCCTTCCTGCATCATTGTTAATTAAGTTAGGGATACCGGCTCCAGCAAATCCGCCACCGTTACCACCATCACCATTTCCGCCAAACCCATTGCGTCCGAAAAGAGGGAACAGGAAGAAGAGGAAGATTATCCACATGAACCATGAACCATCACCGCCAAATCCATTGTTGTTCTTTCCTTGCATAGCAACCAATAAGTTTGGATCAATACCTTTCTGTTGCAATAGTGGGGCAAGCATAGCCATCATTCCACTACCGCCACCGTTCCCGCCTGATTCCGGGAAAACGTAAGTTTTTGTTTCACTCATATTAATATACAATTTAATACGGTCGACATTAACCGCATCACAAAAGTATATAATAGACGCATCCTAAGTCAGCACTCATTTTCAAGCGATTTGCGAATATTTTGCAGATATATTGCAATCATTTTGTTTGTATTTTTACGGCTTTCAAAAGTGGATATAAGATAGCGTATACTGGCAGATGTCTTATGAAGTAGAGCGGCTATCTGTTCAGGATATAGACCGTATTCAGTAAGGAAGAACACTATGATAGAGCGGGCATCGACAACCTCGGTCACTTTGCTTGATGAAAGGATTAGTTCAGTAGAAACTTCTGTTTCTTTTCCTACAAGGTTCAATATTTCGGCAAAAATCTCTGACTTACACATGGTAATTAATTTTTTTGTTGTACTTTTGCCCTTGCCAATCAGTACATATACCAAAAGAACAAAAGCATACTTCGGAATGTTAAGGATATTATACCCCCTGACACAACCGATGTATGCTTTGGTGTATTAAAGTATTGATTGGCGTCAACTTTAATGTGTCGGGGGTTCTTTTTACTCTGTCCCCCAAAAGAGCTACATTTGTTATGATAACCGGCCTTCTACTTTACCGGATAAACTTAGTGCTTAGTATTAATTAATGTATCATTTTGCCCTCCTTTCTTTATAAACCTTTTTCCAACGGAAATTGTTATATAGGTGAAACTTAAACTTTTCATACCGGAAACGGTCTGTGAAGATAGTTAGTCCGGTAATTACCACATAAATAAGTTACAACTGACTCCAGCTCCTATGTACCAACCACCCGGATAACTATATCCTGCCTGTAAACCTAATCCCCAGCGTTTCTTTTTCGAAGTAACAGTATGATAAATATCATTCGTCACATTCTGATAAACGGTTCTTGGGAATATCTGCAAACTATCCAGTCTCGGACGGTAGCCAGACACCCATGCACGGTAAAGGCTATCCTCATAGTAAGCCTGTTCACGCCCGACTACCGTATCACCTATGTGCATGGTGTCTTTTAGTTGAATGAAGAGCAAGGGAGCCATAGGCGGAGATATGGTTAAGGAGCAAACCTTGATAACCGTCTTTATCTTCGTCTCGGTCTTGATTTCCGGTGGGAGAGGCTCGTGCGGATTACACTGCATCCACACGATCACGCCAAGCAACAGGCAGACTAGTATCCAAGGGAGGGACTTCATGCTACTTCAACATAAATACCAACCAATTCAGAGAGGTTAGCGTACACCGCCTGTCCGGTCGAACGGGTACACTTATAGGTAACTCCTTCCTGCGAATAGTATTTCCCTTCAAATAATTCCATATTGTTGTTATATGGAATCGGATCGTCAATAGTGCCGGAAGCTGTTTCGTTGATTTCCTCATAGAGAGCCGCAGTGTCGATGCTGGGCGGTTGATTCTCCAAGACTGTAGCAATGTTCTGACGAATCCGGTACAGTCCATCGTTGTACTGCACTTTCATTCCGGTTGTTAGTGACTTGCCGATAAACTCGTTCCAATACGGGTACATAGACTTGACTTTCAACGCTTCATTGTCAGTCAGGGACATAGTTTGAATCCCGGCTCTGGTCACATTCAACAGGTTTTGAGCCGCTGCCACCTGAATGAATTCTGCACTACCTTCCGGCTGTTCTTCTTCCGTCCAAGACCATTCATCGCTTGCCAGGAGGTCGTTCAGTTCCGGGCTGTCAAAATAGTACCTCGGAAACTCTTCGTCCTTGTAAGGGGTTAGAAACTCTTCGTGAAGGATTACCTTACTTCCGTCTTTACTCTTTCTCATTGTGGGGACGGAGAGCAGTCCATGCTCTGCCATCCACTCGATTGTTACTACTGCGTATATCATTCGTTTTTAATTAATGTTTCATTTGAAATTAAAGTTGAGTTGCTTAACATTGTCAAGTATTCAGGTGGTTGGTAGATTGTGATGTTTATCTTTTGAGGGGATTTGTCAGATAAAGTACCATTAAAAGTAAACCTGTTACCATTAACACTAGGAGTCCCCAAAGACACTCCATTTACTGTCAAGGATGTAACTTCGTCTGCTGCACCCTTCGTTGTTACAGCAATTCTCAATTTATAATTAATCGGATAGTAGTTTCCTACAACAGCAGGAAGGGTATCTATATAACAATCTACTACTTGATATTCGGAATTACTCTTCACTATCGGTCTAAACTCCACCATATCTGCATACAGCGTACCCAGCTTGTGCTTCTTCAACTGACGCTCGATCAAGAACTCGGACATACTATAGGGGAAGGACATGAGAGAGTAGATAGCTCCGTTGAAGAAACGAGAATCATTATCTCTTAAAGTACCTAACCAAAGAGTATCACCATCAACTCCTTCTCCTACTGTTAATTCAGTATTTTCCGATTTATATTTAGTCTGCCAAAACAAGATTCTTGATAAATCATCTTTTATAAATGCCGTAACACCTCCAAAAGAGAATAATTGTTTATTTAATCCAGCCGAATTAGCCATCATCGAAATAAAAGCTCCATTATTAGCGTTAGGAGATTTAGAAACAATAGCTCCTCCCCATCCTTCGCTTGTATAACTTATACGTTCATAGTCTATGATGAAAGTATAATCCTTGTAAATCGGCATCCCTGTCACCTTGCCGAAGTCATTTACTCCGTCAAGGTATAGAGCACCTGCGTGGGAAGGGATTTGGGTGATGGTTATATCACAGTCTCCAATATATCCTCGTATAGAAAATCTAAAATTGGTATTGTGAGAATCACCTTGATATGCAGCCGAAGCAGGTAAATCATAAATACCATCGGTAGAATACTGTTTAGTTGTGCTATTACTAGATTCATCTAAATACGTAAACTCTAATATAGCTCCAATTTCATCTAATCCGATCACTTGTATTTTTGTGGAATTAATGGCTGCTAAAGTTTGTCCCCAATTATAGAAAATATTTCCAACACTATCTTTTATAATCTTGCTAATTGAGCATGATTTATAGGTAGCTGTAAATATTGATATTGTATTATTATAATTTAATGATGCGAAATCAACCTCATACTTCCCAATACCTGAATCCCCTTTCCAAGCAATATTGTTCAACTGAATATCCCTACCGTTGCCTGAATAGTCAATCAGCTTGTCGCCAAACTCTGCGTGGTTTTCGTTGGTGATTCCCTGTTTCTTGACATTACACAGTATATCAGGTTTAAGAGTTCTATCCAAGTTGAAGTAGGCGATTACTTGGTTGATTTGGTCGGTAGTCAGTACCTTGTTGGCGATGATTGTCCAGTACCAAGCGACTTGACTTGCTTCGGTTAATTCACTAATTCTTCCTACAACACTGAATTTAGCATCAAATATTGTTTGTAAACTATTAGTTGACTTAACATAATAATCTGCTTCATCTCCTAATATGTTTTTTATATCAGATTTAGTATTATTAATTAATGACGCACTATAACCGTATATCCCAGTTTTACCGTAATTATAAACATCGCTTCTAACGTGTTCTCTGGAATTACTATTTTCTATATAATTAGTAGTTGCTATGGTATATGTAGAATTTAAATCTATCTGATGAATCATACTAACAACAGTAACCTCATCAGTAATACCCATCTCTTGTACGGTCTTGGTGGAAGTAATCAGGTCGTCGATTCCGTCGGTGATGAATGCGCCTTCGAAAGAGGGGATTTGTTCGATTACAAGGTTAGACCAATCACCACTATTATTATTCATGTAAAAACCACTAGCAGATGATAGAGTAAATTCTGGAATAGTGTAGACACCGTTATTGATAGTTACAGAAAATTTATCATCTGTACCATTATTATTCCCTATGAATCCAAATTCTCTTGGTGCTCCTGATACTTTTACTTTAGTTTCTGAAATTAGTCCGAAAACATTTCTAAAAGTTAGCCATCCACCCGGTAAATTGGGCTTTGTAGAAGTTAGCTTTGTAGAAGTATAATTCATACCACTATTTGATTTCCACTCCAAGAAATCCATTCCGTACTTCCCAAACCCACTATTCAGTTTGTAAGCCGCATTGCTAATCACAAACGGATTGTCAGGGTCCACCAAGTTCTTGACAACAGCCCGGTCCGGATCGTCGTTGCTCTTACCGTAGCAGATGCAGACAGCTTTCAAGGAAGCTAAGACCTCCGGGTCGATGTAAGGACGGTCGGAACCGGAAGCTCCCGGAACTCCCAACTTAATCGCATTGATGCGGATAGGATCAAGCCCTATCCGGTCAAGCCTAATCGGATTTAATCCTATCGCTCCCATTATTCTTCGGATTCAAAGTATTGAGCCTTGGTTGGATGCGTTTCACATTCAACCTTGATGTATTGTCCGGGTATAAGACCGACAACAGGGCGGGCGAAATTCAGAGTGGTGAAATTCCTAGTCTCTACAACGGAGTATTTTTCTCCGTCATAGCTTATATAAACAGCCAGTTTCCCGGATTCTTTAAACTCTAGCTGAAGCCCAATGGTTTCTGAATTTACTTGTATGGGATCGCTTAGGTAACGTTTTTCTGCGATCTGGCTAAATGTAATATCTGTTGATTTCATGATTGTTCCTCCTATTGATTAAAGTTTATAATAAATCCCATCCGGCTTCTATGTCAGCCATAACAGCCGGAACTCCATTCTCAACACGTGAGATGGCGGCAGCAAAAGCGCACATGGTTGCTTTGTCGTTGATGTCCGGAACGTATGTGTTCGGGACTTGCATTTCGCTACATACACGGCTGATATATCCGGCTGTATTGTTCTCATTCTCCGGTGCCCACCGGTGGATAAAATCTGCCACCGTCTGACAGCCGTGTCTTTTACGGTAGTTTTGCAAAGTGCGGATAAGGGCACGGTAACCCCATTTCATTTCCGTAAACTGGAAGAACGATTTATCCTCCTGCTTTTCTCTCAATCCCTGCCATTTATCTTTTGTGATCCGGATATTACCCGGATTATTATTTCTCAAACCTCTTGGTAAACTCATGCTTATTTCCTCCTATAATATCAATGTTAATACTCCCAACGCCAGACCTACGCAATCACAGATGATGTCTTTAATTGAAAACTCTGTTTTCTTGCAGTACTTATCGTATACCTCCTTTAGGATGAAGATCACGACGGTTATAATGATTGCTTCCCATAGTGGCACAACTCCAAAAAACTTTGATAACCACATAACCAAGTTCTGGCATACTATAATGTGAGCCATTCCGTCTATGCCGATCTTGGATAGAAGCTTGCTGGCTAAGGCACTGATTTTATTTATCTGATTCATGTATTTCCTCTTTTTCGATTATATCCTTTATATCTTCCTTGTCAACCTTAAACACCTTCTTACCAAACACGCCCAAAGCCCCGATAAGATTGATGTTAATCCCCTTTGGCTTCAGTATATTCCCGACTATCGAGCATCCCTCTATGAAGCATACCAATAAGCAGGAATACACATCTATAGGATATTCATTGTGACTTGCTACGCTAATCATGCAGACCATGCAGACGAAAGCAAAGTAAGTGACCATCTTTCCCATAGTGGCACGGATCGCACGTGAGAATCTGACCTTCTCGCCCATTAGTATACTTTTCCTTACTCCGAATAGGAGATCACAGAGGATTACAGCACACGTGACAATCAGCCACGGTATCATATTTTGCAATGATTCGGTAACAAATGCGGTGGCTATTGCGGCAAATCCTCCGGTTGTGGTGTGTACTATTGCTTCTTTCATAAGATACAAGTTAGATAAACGGTTAACAACGAAATTACCTCTATCCAGAACATCGGCTTTCTCTTTATGAAGTCGGAGATGAAGTTCCCTGTCCTGTGCTTCTTCATGGAAATAGCCATGTAAGCGATGAATCCGGCCCATAACAGTAACCAATACCAGCTATTGCAACCTACCCATATCTGGGAGAAGATCAAAGACATGGCGGCACCGATACTATGAGGAATCTTTTGTTCTGTTCGAAAATTAGGAGACACTCCCAATACAATCATCCCGACAACCGAAAGGAGTACAAGAAACCGGCTGTTTTCCGTGCTTGCTTCAAATGCTGCCGGAAGAAGCAATACACCGGAGCCGATCATGCACAAACCGAACCAGAACTTATGCGTCAGGGCATAGTAGGTATCACTGATAGAGTAAGGAATTTCCTTCATCTTCTTTATCATTGCAAAGACGTAACCGGCAATGAGGATGAATGACATTAATACTAGTAGAATCATAGCTTTATCTGTTTATAGTTTATATAATTATTCTTCTTGTGATAGAGCATTGCTGACAGCTATTCGATCAATGACACGAGTAAATAGCTGCGCATACTTTTTTAGAGATTTAGCTTGTTCAGGGGATATATCAACTTCTCCTTTCCGGTATATATCTTGAGCAAGATTAAATTCTCCAAGATCACCTGTATTTTGATAAATCGCATTTCCGAATGCTTTAGATATATCGACGGTACTCTTGTTCCCTTCGAGATCGGTTAATTCTATTTTTCTGAAATCTATTTTCATAATTATTGCATGATACGTAAATTATTTGCCCGGTTTGGATTTATTTTATCAGTATTTATTTCTGCTGTTATGAAAATCTTAAACCTGTATGGCTCAAGAGTGAAAACTGCTGAATCTTGAAACGTTACCATAATTCTTTTTGGATATCCGGATGTATTCATAATAGTTAGCATCTTGCGTTGTGGAGAGTCACAAACATATAGTACATAATTCCCTGTTCCACCTAGAGATATACAATCAATTGGCTGACCTGATTCTGCATATTTATGATATGTAGTGTCTGTTCCATAGTTATATATATGTGCAAAGAAATCACTAGTCGAAGATGATTCAAAAGAGAGATGAGTCATCGTTCGATGTCCAAATTCGCCACGACACCATAGGTCAGAAGTTAGAAAACGATAACTTCTTTCGGTTCCGTCCTCTTCCTTATAAGTACCTTGATGTTGTATATCTCCCTCAAAGTACATTTTCCCCTCACTTGCACTAAAACCTATTGCACATTTTTCTACCTCTTTTTCGTTTTCAATCTCAACTCCTACAAGTCTTTTAAAAGAACCTGTTGCACCTTTAAGGTGGGTTACTTGAAGAGTATCAACATCAATAAACTCTGTCTTTATCTTGCCGGCTTCTATGAAAGTCTTTCCGCCTACGGTCATTCCACCGGTTTCTGGAAGAGACAGCTTTCCGTCAGATGTTAGCTCGACACCTGTTACATTATGCTTAATAGAGCCTTCGGTCATTATCCAGCCCTTCGTTTTATCTAAGTTTCCAACAAATATTCCGGAAGAACCGAAAACATCAATCGTCGCATTCTGCGCAAGAAGGACGTTTGTTGCTATGTTCTCGAACTCGCTGAACTCTTCCCACTTCGTTGAGTCAAAAGAAGTTGTAGACGTATGCGTGATCTTACAAAGTTTGTTCTGACCGTCATAGATTACTGTGTCAATGAATGTCTCATTGTTATAATACTCGGTATTGGCTTTCCATACTCCACGGGGACGGAGCATTGCACCGGGTAACCCTGTATCTCCTTTGTCTCCTTTATCACCTTTAATTTTACTCCACTTATATTTTGAAAATACGGTGCTGTCTGCCTCTGTAAAATCCACATATTGACCGATCCATGCTCCGGGAGTCTCACCGTTGTTAGCTGTGAAGCTACTACCATCGTCAGAATATTTAATATGGAGATAGCTGGTTTGCCCGTTCTCTCCATCTATACCGGGTATACCCTGCTCGCCTCTTTCTCCTTGTGCACCCTTAAATATGGACCATGTATATGATGTATATGAAGTCGGAGCCGTAGGGCTTGTAGTAACAGCGGTACCGATATAAGTATTGGGAGTATCTGTCATCGGATCACCGTTAGAGTTTGCCGAGTACTTGACATGAAAATATGAAGAAGTACCCGGAATGCCCTGTGAACCCGTAGGACCACGTTCTCCCTGCGGTCCTTGAGGGCCTTCAGGACCGACTGGGCCTTGTACTCCCTGCTCTCCTTTAGAAATAACCTTCAACCAGTCAGTAGAAGAATCTGACGGCTCCTGCGTAGTCGTAGATTCAATGCAAATCCATGTGCTTCCGTTGTGGGCTACTTCGTCATAATACCAATACGTCCCCGCTTTCCATTCACCTTTGAAAGCCGGAACCGGTACTTCCGTCACACCATCGTTAGAAATCTGTTTGATCGTACCGGTCATGTAGATTCTGTTAAGATAAGCACTATGTCCGGTCATATCCATTCCAAACAGTTTCAGGTTAGACAGGTCCCCCAACTGCATGGCAATCATATCCTTTGTGATCTCCCAGTTGTTTACACCTTTAAGGAAACGGATATAATTCTGCGTGGAATAGCTGGACTTCTGGCGTTCTGCATTGGTGAAGCTACCGTAACAAACAAAGTGCATAGCCTTTTGAGGATGGTAAGTATATCCGCTACGGAGAACGTATTTAAAAGAACCATTATCCTGCTTTTCTGTGATCCGGAAATAGGTCGTCTGAAAGCCTGTGTCATTGTTAAAATTAGCCTTGCAAATATCATCCACTTCAACAGCTGCAATCTCGCCCGGTTCCAATTTCAGGTAAACGATGCTGTTCTCTTCGTCCACTGATTCGATTATACCGCCTCCGGGTGCGTTCCATTCCTCACCTGTTATAACTGATACCCGGTTATATCGCAACTCCGGCACTTCAAGGAAATCACGTAGGCGCAACGACTTCGCATCTATATCACCGGCTGGGGTTATCAGCCAGCCAAGTAACTTTTCAGCATAATCAACAGAAGATATATTGCCGGAGAAGGCGGCATTATCGGCTGTAAGCTTATCAAGCACCTTTACAATATTGCTGCTCAATTCTGTTGCAGTTATCGTGTCCGTTACAATACCTTTGGTAACGTTAATGCCGTTCAGGAATGAAATAAGCCCTAGGGCTGTGTCATCTTTCGTCTTACTTATAGCATAAGCTATAATCTCCTGAAGCACTCTCTTTGCAGAGAATACGTTTCTGTCAGACGGGATTGTCTTGTCATTAACCCCAATAACATACACACTCGTTCCACCGCCTCCAACAGCAGAGCCGGAATAGGTTTGTCCCTTGTAAGTAAGGGAATCAAGCTTGCTCTCTATCTCGCCGATACGGGAATATGAAGCCGTCTCACCGACTGTATAAATCGGGTGATCGTAAGGAATATCCAGCGGCCACTCGAAACCGATTATTCTTGATTGTCTGCCTTCCGGGAAAAACGCCTTATTTATCAGATTGATCTTAGCCCCGACTTCGTATGTACGAATATTACCCTTATTGTAGATGAAATCAGCATCCATCTCACAATCGTAGATGGACGGGTCAATCATGGATTTCTTTACATAATCCTTTGCCTTTTTGAGTAAATTCTGCTCTGCGTCCGGCAACATCTGCTCGGAGATGTATGCGGTATCAAAGCCGTAAAGGATATATGTGTCTGCGGGGACTTCTTCACCGTCCTCCATGTGTGCGGTTTGCGGATAAAGAACATCATCCGGAAGAAAGCGACCGTAATCCTCATTACGGACTATTTCAAAGGTTGTTCCGGTGCTGTCGCTTTCTACAATATTGATAGCAAAGTCCATTCCGGCAAGCTTACCAGTCTGGAATATCATGTGAAGTTCCTCACCATCCAGCCTAAAATCTTCTGTAAAGTTCTTCAGCCCCGTATCTTTGAAATTATAGATCCGATATTCCTTATCGTTATCGTCTACCTTGTCATCGTGGCTGACACTGGATATTGTGCCCTTGTATTGGGGATATTCATCTTCAAATATAACGATCTCTTCGATTGCCTCCTCTTCCGGCATTTCCACGTTATCCGGATCATCGTAGTTTTCATCTCCGATGTTGATACGTTCACCGGTCGGGCTGTATTTATAAGCGTCTACATAAGAAATACCCTCCGGGAGCATAAGGCGTTTCTGAACAACTCCGTTAAGGGTCATTTCCTTGTCATCCTTACTAAAGTAGTTATCGGGAACTTTACCGCTTATGATGTTGTTAATGGTGTACCGATTACCTAAAGAGGCGGTTACACCTTCCGGTAACTGGATAATGTTTGCTGCGTCACCGGTTAAAAGGTCGGGATTGTAAACAGCAGCAAAAGTCTGTCCGGCATTTGCACCGGAAAGGAATGTTACGGAAGTCGTTGCAGAAGAACCGCCATACACGTTAATATCGTATGTTACATACGCCTGAAAAGTCGATAACAGCTCGGAAGAAGCTGGAGCTGGTACGTGAACGTATACCCTTACTTTTAAATCAGAACTGTTTTTGTCGATAACCAACGTGTCGGAAACCTGTATTTTAGACACAATCTCATATTGTTGATTTTGGGCTAATGAAACGGTCTGATTACCAATAATCACCTCTTTTGATTCCCCGGAAACATTATAGATATATGACGCCTTCAATATATAATCTCCTGCCGGTAGAAAAGCACGGTTCCCTATTTGCGGAACGGCTGTTGATATATTGATTGAAATTCCTCCCGAAACAACTTTATAAGAACCACCCTTGGCTGATGAAGCTAAAGTCTTATCAAGCGTCCATTCTGTATAAGAGGGCGTAAAAGGACCGCTGCCTTCGTTGCTACTAGCGGTATAGTCTTCCTTATACGTAACTCGTGACGGAAAGTAGTTTATTTTGAGCGGTCTTGACGTATCGGATATATTACGTCCATTAACCTCTTTTACGTCGAATATCAAATCTTTCCGGTAGCTGGAAGGAATGTTACGGGTAGAACCGAAAGCGTAGATACGGGTCGCATAAGCGGTCTGGCTGTCGCTGCGTGTCATGCTGTTGACATTCACATTCTCGGTATCCGTCAGGTTGCCAGCTTTGAAATCAACAGGAGAACTATATTCACAACGCCCGAAGCAAATCTTATGATTCTCTATCCACCATTCACACTCCCAAGTCTCCGCCATCTGTGTGAGAGCGTCGATCAGATTTACGTTATCGTAGGAAACGAGCTTGGAAGTGTTTTCTACTGTGCTGTCAATGTCCCAAGTAAAATCCAGATCCCTGAATTTATATCCAAGAGCTTTCAGGTTATCCAGAAAAACATTTAAATGCTTGTCAAGGGTAGCGGTAAGATTCCATGCGGCTTCGCGTCCGGTGGTTTCCGGTGTATAGAAGAACTTCTTGTTCTTCCATTTCCAGTAATAAGCATCAAGGCGGAGTTCGTAGTCGTATGCACCTGTAGTTGTATTGTAGGTAGGCTTATACAGGTCTACAAGCTCAAATATTCCCAACTCATTGTCTACGTAGTCGCCTAGTTTGAAATACACCGGATTGGAAAGGCTAAATAGCAAAGTGATATAATCTTCCTGCATCAAAAGGAAGTGTCTTTTCGAACCCTCATTGATAGGAGTCGAAAAGCGAATGTTGCCGGATATGTCTTTGATGTCTACTGATTCCATAACACACCAAAGTTCGGAGATAAACAAAAGAAGCCCAAAATTATTGGGCTCCAAAAAATGACACTTAGAAAAGTGTCAGATAATAGATTGTGATACCCTATTACCCGGATTTGGCTCGTTAAGCTTTACTGAAATCTTTGAAAACGTCCTTGCCGTATTGAAACCGAAAGGCTGTGAACGGGTGTAATATAGATGGTAAACCTCCTCTCCTAAGGCGGGAACCTTGACAGTAAATTCCCCTTTTGTAATCTCATTCAGAAATGCCTTATACTTGGTGATGTAGTCAGATGGAGAACTTCCTTGTAGGGTAAAGGTTAGTGTTAGATCCCGTTCGTCAATCTTCCGATTGGCTATAATTATTTTCTTTCCGTCCTGTAAACGGGATTTATTCTCTATAACTTCTTTCATTGGAAGCGGAGCGTAGATAGCTTCAATGAACCCATCTCCCATTCTCACGCCCCACGTTGCGAAAGCGTCTTTATTGTTAATTAATAAGTCGGCCATATATTATAATTTTGATGTATTCCGTTTAACTTCAGCAATATCCGTCTCAATATTCTTCAATGACTTGTTCATGCTTGTTGTATCATCATGAATACCAGTCAACTCCTCATAAGACAGCCTTAACAAATCCCGTGTCTCACTAGCAATGTCCTTTATCCCTGTGGTATTGGCAATAATAGGCAGCATATCCGCTCTCAATTCAAGAATAGACATCGTTTGTAGCTGATTCTGATTCTTGATTTCTTCTCCGGCAATTTGCAAAGCAGTGAAACGTCCGTTAAGTTCGTCGATTGAATCCTGTGACGCAGTGGCAAAGCCTTTCTTTGAAGCTTCTTGGGATGAAGAAGAAGAACCACCAACAATGGCATCAATATTCTTCGCTTCTTCTGTAGCAGCTCTTATAATATCATTCCAATCTTTTCTAAGGTCGCTTATCTCTTCTGCTGTTAAATCAAGTTTTCCGTTTTCGTCACTATCAGCCAAAAGGGTATATTTTTTATAAAATTCTTGTGCTTTACCTCTTAGTTGATCTATTACAAACGATTGCAACAAAGCGTTGCGCATTATCTCTTCAAAATCTTCTCCAAAGTCGGCAATTCCTCTTTTCCCACCTTTTAGTCCTTCCAGTATTGCTTCTTCGAGACCTTGTGAAGTCGTTTGAAATAAATCCTCGTTTAGAGTCTCTTCTAGCTCCTTGGTCTGGTCGTTGAACTCTACAAATTTGTCAATAGCTTGTTGCAGCCATTCTGGTAACTTAGACCAGATGTCGGCATTGCTTTTCATCGCCCAAATCGCTTCTTCAGATATAAGTTTATTTTCTAAATCATATCCTCCATTAGCTTGTATAAAATCAAAAATTTCTTTAGCTTGCGGACCTCCAAAGGCGTATTCGGTCATAGCGTGAGAAAATTTACCATAATTGAAAAGTTGTGCAAGTCCGAAAGTTGTATAATCAACATCACCAACAGGCATAGATTTAACTATGTCTTTGTATGCCTTCTCTCTGGCTTTTTCAAGTGTTGTTAATGATTGGGTAGCTGTTGCAAAATAATCATTTCCTGCGGCTTCTTTGAGCAACTCCAGATAACGTTCTACTTGATAATTGATAGAATCCCAATATCCTTCCTGTCTACGTTGATATTCAATATTTCTTTCTTGTTCTGCTTTTGTAGAATCAAAGGCATTCATTACAGTACCCACTAACGTAGTTATGATCCCAACAATTCCGCTAATGCCTTTCACTGTGTCACCGGCGGACTTTTCACCAGTTTTGCCGAATACTTCAAATGCTGTGATGCCGTCATTTATAATATCTACCGCTTTTTGGATGCCTTCTCCCAGTTCATCGGAAAAAGTAGTTCCAAGAGAAGATAGAGAAGCCCCTAATGTTGAAATATTACTCTTTATAGATTCGCTAGCTTGTTCCACATTACTCCATGAAGTAAAGGCTCCCTGTTTATCCCCTTTCTTTATTGCTTTCTGATACTTTTCATATTCTTCTTTCAATGTCTTGAAAGGGTTGCGAGCTACAAGGTTTTGGCGAGCACTATTAATGGTATCCATCATAGCTTTCATATCTGTAGCTGACAAGTTTGTAGACTTGACAAGTTGTTCAGCATCAGATAATAATTTTTCAAGTGTATCTGTAGGTAATGCATCAACGTCTCCCATTAACATTTTCCAAATGCCAGAATCTTCGATTTCGCTTTTTGAGATAGAATCTATAGTTTTCTTACGCTGTTTTTCTAGTTCTTTTAATGCATCTTCATATTGTTTCTTTTCAGAATCGCTTTTAGCTTTTACTAATCCGTCCCTAAGTTTCTTTTCATCGTCTTGATACTGCTTCTCTATAGCTATGCGTTGAGCTGAATAATCACGATATTTATCTAGTATAGAATTTAATTCCTTACTTACATCGGCTATATCTTTCTCTCTTTTATTTTCAGCATTAGTATAACGAGCGGAAATTTCAACAGACTGCTCCGAAGTCAACTTTCCACCCTGTCTTTCACTCAAATCTTTTTCTTGCTTTTTGATGGCGTCAAGTTCCTTTTGATAATCAAGATCAATCTGTTTCAGCTTTTTCTCTGTGCCCTCTTCCATAAGGTCGATTTCAGCCTGCTGATTTTGGCGACGGAGAGACAAAAGATCTTCGTTTAGTTTCTCCTGCTCTTTCTTTCGTTTTTCAGCCTCTTTTTCGGCCATCTTCTGTTCTTTAGAGGAATCCCCATAAACTTTTAACTGTTTTTCTGCTTCAGCCTTATCTTTTACAGCCTTCTTATATGAATCCACAACAGCCCTATCTATACCCAACCCATAAAGATCTTTTTTTGAATTTTTCGATGCTTCATCCAAAACTTTTTTTTGTTCAGATGTTATTTGTTTCAATGCATCATCAGCTATCTCAACCTGTTGTTTCCAATAATCATAGGTTCCTTCTTTAGGTTGAGGGAATAAATCTAAAGTTTTTATGTGATTTGAAATAACAGTAATGTTTTTATCATAGTCATTTACATTATTAACAAGATCATTGTATATTTTCTTCTGGTCTTCAACATTTTTACGAGCTTGAATTATCTTGTCTTTTGCTTCAAGTTTGGCTGTAGCCGTTCCAAATCCTTCATTTGCTTTTTTATTGTATTCTGCCGTAACTCTTTCTAATTCCTGTTCAGCTTTAGCAATTGTTATTTTTTGATTTAGTCGTTTCATTTCTTCTTTTTCTCTTTGAACCGACAGTTCCGCAATTCTATCAGCATAAGCCCTTGCTACAGCATTAGCGTAAATTTCCTTACTTAATGCCCTATAGGCATTTTCTAACTTACGCAAATCCACATTCTCACCATCTAATATATCACTATGAGTCTTATAATTTTTAACCCACTCACGAACAGCCGCATTCCTCTCTGTAGTGGAAAGAGTTACATTTTTTAATTTGTTATACAGAATATCAAGTTGAGTTTGCTCTTTGGCTATGCTAGACCATGCGGACTTTCTAGCCAATGCCATTTCTTGTTCGGCTGAAAGCAAATCAAGGGTGACATCTCTTGCTTTTCCTAAACTTCCAATCCATTTAATTACATCTTTCCCGTATACAGAAAGCAAAGTCAGCCCAACAACAAGAGCGGTCTGCCAACTTAAAATAGATCTTGTAAGCTGTTGCCATACGGGAGCAACAGCCTTGACATCTTTATTTCCTGCTTTTAATTCTGCCTTGAAATTTGCATATTCTTTTCTAGCTTTTGCTATTTCATCAACTAATATCGGAAGGTTATTTGATATTGCAAGAAAAAAAGTATTTGCACTTACAGCTAGTGAAGGAAGTTCACGGGCTACCTGTTGCGCTGAATTACCGAGTCCATTCCATGCACTTGCATAATTACCTACATTTCTCTGAAATCTTCCAGAAGCTTGCTCTGCTGCATTTAATTCCTTTTGAACGTTCGATATTTGGGTTAGCAATGCTTTTCCGGCATCTCCTCCCCTTCTTACCCGTCCAAGATCATCGTAATCCTTTATCAAAAGAATTAATTGCTTTCTTAATGCCGTAATACTACCTTCTTCTGCATTACTTTGAATTATCTGATCTTTTTGTGCTTTAATCGTTTTTCTGACAGCTTCTTCCTCTACCAGCCTTTGAGCAGCTAATTGTTGAATCTGGCGAATTTTTGCTGTACCAGTATCTCCTACTTTCTCTTCATCAGAAAGCGCACTAAAATCTTTCTTTAATTGCTTTATCTGCCTATCTGCCTCCTTAACTGATTCTGTATTGGCGATAATCCATTTATTAGTAGACTGCAAAGCAGAAGTTTCTTCTTTTACTCTTTTAACCGTACTACTAGAAGAATCAATATCGTATTTTATCTTCTGTAATTTTGCATAGCTATCTTTATATTCAGATAGTTTCTTTGTTGCTCTATCTATTTCACTTTCTAACTGTTTTATTGCCGCATCGCTATTGGGTACACTTGCAATCTCAATAAGAGATTTTTTTAATTTATCTATTTCCTGACGCAGTTTGACAATCTTTTCAAGGTCAATATCTGCATTAAATTTCATTCCTGCCATGTGACTTTTACATTATCGTTACCAAATGACTGTTTTAATTCTTTATCTAAAGTTAGGCTTGCCGAATCCAGAACATCAAAACCTTTACTAGACACAAAACTTGCATATTCCATTCCATCCGCCACAACAACACCGTCTTTAGGCTTACTTCCAAAGATCAGCATTGCCTCTGTCCTGTTCTTCGCCAGTGAATGTTCTCCATCGGCAGGGATATAGAGGTCTACAATCTTTCCATCCCTGACAATAGCAGCACCGGGAGCATTGCGAAGGTTCCAAGTATGGTTTTGATAGGTTTTCTTATTACTAACATTGCGTTCCTTCTGCATATAGACGGCTCTTTGAGCTGCTTCTTTCATCAATTCGGTAGCATTCTCATCTACTTCTTCAACGAATTCATCAAGACCGGACAAATCCACTGTTACTTTCATTATTCATCAAACTTAACTTTTCCTTTAAAGAAATCCTCATCCGATACTTCTGTTAGTACCTCCCCATCATATACGGTATGCAACTTATCTTTTTGCATAATAACCAAATTGCGATATGGTATTTTATAAACTACTTCATCATAAGAGAGATGAAGATTTTCCATGAACGACGCAATTTGTCCTAACATACAATCATTCCCTATAACTTCTGTTTTGCTGTCAGATTTGCTACGTTCTTTGCTAAATCCAACAGCATTGTAAAATTTTCTACAGAGATCAGGGAGTAAGCTGCCGTAAGCCCATATAACACTTCTTCTAACGTCCCATTTGACAACTCTTGATCAAGGCTATCATTTCCTTCAATAAACCAAGAAAGTGCACGAGAAGCGACGGAAATGTCCTTTAACGAAGAAATGACGCCCGCAATATCCTTATTATCTTCCAGAACAGCGAGATAAGCCGAAGCACCGGCTATTTTATGGATAGTAGGCGGGTTTACACGGTACATTTTCCCATTTACAATTATAGGAATGAAATCTTTTCCTGTGATAGCTTCAGATACAAGTATAGCTGCTTTATTCATAATGATATTTATTAAAAAGGGGCGAGAAACACAAATCCTCACCCCTCACCACTTTACAATATAGATAATGTCTCTGACGGCTGCGTTCCATCTTCTCCTGAAGAGCCATAGTTTACAGTACTCCCAGCGTTCACCAGCCTTGATCTGGCTGAATAACTATTTATAGAAGGCGATTCAGAAGAAGTAAGAGCTACCTTTTCATCGGTTCATGCAGCGTCCACCTTTTCGCCATCGAACAGATAATCGCTCTTAACACCAGTGTTAGGATTTTCCATAGCCACCGCTGTTACACCCAGACCGATATTCTTTTCTACCGCATTACCTTTTGCGATAACAGCAGCATTGGTAAATACAATGTAGTTTCCTGTCTTTGTCTGGCCTACGATTGCCTTATTTACAATTCCCGGAGTGTCAGAAGAAGACCATCCTGCATCAGTATCAATCTTTTCACCACCTTCCAATTCAACCTTGTCATCAAAGGAGAAAACTCCCATGGTGAAAGCGATTGTTTTAGCTCCTTTTTGAGTTACATCACGATAGTAGATGCTACCATTCAACTCATTAATGTAGTCGGTATAGGTCGGATCATCCTCTGTATACGCCCAAGTATCTTGATGGGAGTTCTCAACTTCCGTGGCAGTGCCTAACCATGCCTTAAGAGAGGTTTTAGTGACAGTGGCAGTTATAACATCACCGTACCAAATCTTTTTAATTCCAATAAACGGTTTCATATCTTTTCAATTTACGTTTAGAGTTTCAAATAATAATTTCACATTTACATAGTAACAACATAATTCTTTGTCTTCTTCTATTCCGATACTTTCAGAAGAGTAACTATACCAGGAGCCGTCATATTGGGAAACAACATCATCTTTAAAAAACTTCTTTGCTTTCCGTTCCAGCTCATTCAAGCGAATCAGGCTTGCTTTTTCAGACCTTGTTACAGGAACGCAGAAGTTTACTTCAACATATCCTTTTTCCCAGTAAGCATCCGATTGTTGAGTTTTGGGGTAGATTACAATTCTCTCGGTCTTTACTTTACCTTCAGGGATATTTCCCCGTTGATACATTTCAGAGATTCCAAAAGACTTGCAATCTTTAAAAATAATATTCGCTATGTCAGTCGTTACAATCATACCCAAATATCACATCTACCCTTAAACTCCTCCGAATAGCATTCGGCATTCTTCTTCACATCTCCCTCTCCTACAGTATTTCCTTCAGCATCCAGACACCTGATATGAGATCCTAAAACAATCTTTTTACCCTCATAAACCACATGGTAATTATATACCCAGCGTTCACCATTGACAGAGACTTCCTTTTGTTGGGAGTTGTCATGGCAGAAGCAATCCGTTACATCTTGCCAAGACTCTCCACCGGTTCCCGGTATTGGTCGGTTATACTCGTCGTTCTCTTCCGGAGTAATAACCTGTATTTGTAATTTATGTGGAGCAGTTTCTAGCATATCACCAAATATTTGAAGCGTCTTTTACAACGCTAAAACCTACCAAAGAAGTAATTTCATCATCGGGAGTTATACCGTATAATTTAAACATATACTTTGCATAATTTTCTAAAGTATCAACTCCCCATGATTTAGAATGACCGTTCTCTGATACGGAATTAGGGTGCATAAGAATCTTATCCATGAACTTATTTATAGACTCAAAGACTTGCTTCTTATCATTAGAAGTTGCATCAGAACTAGGATTAAGCCCCAGTTCTAACGCAAACTTTTCTATTCCCGTATCTGAAATTTCTCCAAATGAAGAAAAGCATAGCTTTATGTAGTCACCAATTGTCACGATTCTACAGTCAATGAGTAAATACCATTAATTTCAGTAATGACCGGTAATGACAACGATTGCGCTTTAGTAAACTCAACCCCGTTTGAATTATCGGTTTCACCTTTCCCCCATTGAGAGACTCGGATTCTTCCATAATTTGAATATGTCACACCTGGTTCTTGTCTCAACTCATTGTCTGCATAAGCGTTTTTGATAACACCAAGATTTCCAGCAGGAATAAACACAAGGTTCTTGTCGTTCCAAGGAGTATATTCCGTCAATTTACCATTATTCTGAATTCTTGTAGTACGTCTGATAATCTCAAATTCCGGGAAATTATTCTGGCGCATAAATTCATTCAAACTTGATAATAAAAGCGGGCTAGATTGCTTGTCCGTACCAAAAATAACCTGTTTCATCTTCTTGTTACGAAGAATAAAAGACAAACGACTTTGAGAAAGAAGGATCTTATCAAATGTCACTTTATCTTGGGCAGCATCAAGGATTCCTTGCAAATCTTCAAAACAGTCTACAACGCCTTCATTTCCTTGAGTCCAATCAACCATAGCTTTTGCTATATTTTCAGATGGCATTTTGTAATCAATAGCACCTCTTACACCACCTTCCGGGTTATTGTTTGCGTCAAAAGTAAATACACCTTTATTGGACAAAGCACCAAGGAAGATTATATCTAACTTAGACTGAACGGAATTAACCACTTTGGTGACGTTATTCCACATCAAGTTTATTAACTGCTGTGTTTTCTGATCGTCAGTCAGCATCCGAGAGTCAAGAATTTGAAGAATCTTTCGATAATCTTCAATAGGCATAGAGTAACTCATCTGATGATTCAAGACCTTTTCTTTCAACGTTTCAAGGCCTTCTGTCCCCATGATAGGCTCCTTACCTTTAGAATCCAAAGTAGCTGCAGCAACACTTAGGTTGTATTGCCCGATCAATTCTTCAAAGTTAAGACCAATAGTAGGAACATCCCAAGTCAAATATCTTTCATAGATATTCTGGTCAAACAGTCGCTTTCTTAATTCAGAAGCGGCATCAATGCGAATCTGTACCTGTTTAGTAAGTTCGCCAAAAATAGAACTGTAAAATAATCCCGGCATAGCTTATTGTCTTACATATTTAATACTTGGGTTATTCTTCATACACCATCCACCTAACAACCAATCTTCTGGTACTGGATATGCTACATCTTTCAGAATAACCACATCATAACCTGCTGAAACGGTTTGAAAGTCCATATTAGTTTTGTACTCTTTGTCCGTCTCAACGACTGCGTTTGGAACATCAGTACCAACAACCGCAAAAGCGTTAGCTGTTGCACCTGTAAGAGCAGCGGCCAATGTAAGAACATCATAATCCGCATTCGATTTATCGATGTTGTTGATAGCCTGCTCATTTTCTCCAATTTTCAACTTATCACCGACCTGAACCAAACTTCCTTTTACCACCCTTGGAGCCGAAGTAGTTCCTCCAGATACTATTTTTACGGCTTTACATACCGTACATTCCATATTCGCAAAATCTATTGCAATAGGAGTACCTTTTCTAATTAAAGTACCTTCTGGAAATGTCTGTTTGAGTTTGAAGTCTCCTGGAAGCACCTTACACTCACCTCTCCAAAAAACAGGGAAGCTTCCCTTAATTTTTCCTTTTTCAAATTCAATAGCCATAGTTTTTAATTTTTTAGTTAGCGTCCGGCAAACTTTCCGCCCACTGCTTAGCCATTTCTTTGCTCTTTTCAGCAGGTGTAGATAAAGAAAATGCCGAATCTTTTTTCTCCAGCCCTGCGGTAACAATATTCTGTTTGACGCCTGACAGATAGGTATTGATTGCAATTTCATCCATCTCGTCAGTAATTGCAAAGCCTTCTTTCATTCGCCATTCAGGAATACCCAGTTCTTTCGCTTTTGAAGAAATCAGACCGTTTCTTTCAGCACGGAGCTTTTCAGCCTTGAAAGTCTCATTTTCCTTTTGAAGAGAAGAGAAACGCTCTTCCTGCTGTTGCTTGTACTGTTTGAACCACTCCGGTTCCTCGGTATTTGGTTGCGCTTTATTCGGATCGCCCCCCTTATCCTGTTCATCCTTCTTTTCTTTTGCTTTATTGACCGCATCAGTAACTCGTTTATCAATACCACTTTGTAGAGAAGAAAGGAAAGTTTTTTGCCCCTGTACAACAGTTGCTAGATTATCGTCAGTTACTAAGCCGGTAGCTGCTAAAGCGTCAGCCTGTCCCTGTAGAATTTCGTCACTTAACCCTAGATTTACATAAGCTAGTTTTAAGGCTTGGAAAATTTTTTCTTTCATGATTAGCTCTTTAAAATTCTTGCATAAAATTACAAGAGAGAAACAGAGGGAAGAAATTTTATGATTGGTTAGAACTGACACTTCTCCAAGTGTCAGATTTTTGCTGTTTCAAGGCATAAATAAATGCTCTTCTTTGTGCTATTTGCCGTTCTAATAGACAGAGAATACAAGGTAATGAAGTTAGTGCTATTAGTGAGAGAAAAGGTGATGCTGAAACTGTTAATAATCTAAATATTACTTAAAAGGTTCACATTAGTACTCTTAATAAGACTGTTGTTTGTTATTGTATTTGTATATTTGCATGGTTAACTTATAAGTTAATTATGAAAGAAGTAGAATACAGTATTGAATTATTTGAAGAATATGATAACATTAACTTCTATACAATCAGACTTAAAGGAGATGTACATACAGAAGCTGAAAAGTTTCTGCTCAAATTCCTTGAAGGGTGTAAGTTTGACAAAGACATAGATGTTATATTGTCATGGCTAGAAAAAATATCAGAGAAAGGAGCATTAGAAAGATATTTTAAGCCAGAAGGTAAGTATGGGGATGGAGTATGTGCAATTCCTATAGAAATTGGGAATAATGTTAGATTATATTGTTTAAGATTATCCGACAATGTGTTGATTATAGGAAATGGAGACATAAAAGATGCTGATACTTGGCAAAATAGTTCGACATTATCACAATATGTTCAATTATTAATTGAAACAAGTCGTTTTATCCATTCTCGTAAACAAAACGGTCAAATGCGTATTAGGAGCAACAAAATATTAGAAGGAAATTTAAAATTTACAATACATGAAAAAGAATAGTTTATTTGAAGCAAGAAGAAAAAGTATTTCAAATGAAACTAGAGAATTTGTGTCTTTTTCATTTGAAATAGTTGATAGAATCCATGATATATTGGAATCGAAAGGATTAAAGCAAAAAGACTTAGCTGTTTTATTGGGTAAATCTGATGCGGAAATTAGTAAATGGATGAGAGGAACTCATAATTTTACAATTAATACAATCAAATCTATAGAGAATGTATTAAAAGAGCCTATAATAGACGTAGTATCAAAAAGAGAACCAACTATAGTAATGTTCCCGATCCCTATTAATGAAAGCTCTATGAATATTCCCCTAAAAGGGAAACATTCTTCAAGTAATTATAGTGGTTTTAAATTTAAATTAGATTCATTTTAACATGGATAAGAAATTACGAGTACGTATTATCTCAATAAAAGAAGATAGTTTTAGTGTTGATTATGATAGGCTTCCCAAAACAAAAGAAGATTGTGAAATAAGCACATCTCCTTATTTTGGAGTTGGCTTGAGTGTAGATGAAGAGAAATCATATCTAACAGCCCATGCCCAAATAAAATATACATTAACAGAAAATTCACAGGAAATTGATATTGTGTCATTAAAGTATTCTTATACGTTGCGTATAAGTAATATTCATGATATTATTAAATATCCAGATGAAAAAGATAAAGGAACGTTTAATGTTCAAAATCAATTTATCGAGAAATTTATTCCAGATGTTTTTGCAACAGGAAGAGCTTTATTAATTCCTAAACTTATAAATACTGTATTATCTGACTTCTATCTGCCTTTTGGTGGGGATCAAGGTGTGCTAAAACAAATGAAAGAAAATAAAAAGAATAAAGCGGATTAACCTCCGCTTTTCTTTTGCCCTCTTGCGAAGGGCGGGAATGAAATCCTATTTTATAATAACGGCTATTCCAGAAGCAACCCACGCCCTGTTCCTTGCGTTATAAGTCGTTTTAAAATCAATCAATCCATTCGCTCCCATTTTCTTTGCTTCGGAGACTATTTTATCCATCATCCTTTTGCTAGATGGAGCATACTCATTATTCGTTTTTCCTGTATATCCTTCGTATGGGACAATTAGCCGTAGATTTTCGGCTGTTTCGCCTTTTCTCAACTTGCCAACAGTAAATACCACTTCTATATTAGATATTGGCTGGTAATTAAATCCAGTCACTGTAGGGCTAATGGTGAAGCCATCTTTGGTGTATTCTCTGTAGTCAACGACATATACGGATTCGGTATACATGTCTCTAGTGCATCCGGATAGAACTAATATTATTATGATCGGATATAGGATATTTTTCATGATTCTATTGTGTTATAATGAGTATCAAAAGATATCCAAAAGTTTTTTCACACTAAACTTATCTATAAGAAACTTATCTAAAGACTCTGATCCTTCCCTAGAAAAAGAGTTCTTAAATTTATTATCTTTTATGTATTTATTATCTATAATTGATGAACGATTTCCTGTATTTCCCCACCCATCGATCATTATTCCACCTCCTTTTGTAAATTGTATATCCAAGATTGTAACTCTGTATTTTTTATCTTTTAAATCTATGATGACTTTATATGCTAAGTCATCATCAAATATTGTATTTCCAATTTTACTACCTTTATATTTGTTGAAATCAATTTTGTTACCAGAAGAGCTTCCGATTATCCTAGATTCAGTTTGTTCGGCTATGCTTATATTCCCAAATATTTTAAAGTAATCAATTACTTCTTGAGTTGAAAAAGAGGTTTCATATACTTTCTGCCATATAATTCTATCATTAAATATTTTAAAGTTCAAGAATGTATCTTGAGAGTATACAGACGCAGACAGGCTTACTAAAAGTAATAATAAAAGCTTCTTCATAACTGTGTGTTTTATGTTATACAATGTGACAAAATAACTGACAACTCTTTATAAATGCAAGAAAATTAGCATATATCTTCATGCATCACATAAAAAAGTTGCTTTTTCTTGCTTTTTTCAAAAATAGTTTGTATGTTTGCGCTGCTTAACATATAAAAAACCATTGATGCAAGCGGAGCTTGCATTCTTATGCGAGCATTTTTTATGCTTGTATTTAAAATATTGAGGTATATTGTACCCCCGTGTGGAACTGTAATAGAACCACAGCATCAATGGTATGTGTTAAGCAGCGGGAAAGGCAATATACCTTTTTTTTATTGTTTATGCTTAACAATACCATCAATCAAAATCAAACGAATAATAGTAGTTTGATGGCGACGTTAATCCACGATACGGATAGAATGAGTTCGCTTGAAATTGCGGAACTCACAGGAAAACAGCACGCACATATTATGCGTGATATTCGTTCTCTTTTAGCGCAAGAAGTATCACAATCCAATTTTGGATTGTCATCCTACAAGCAACCACAGCCAAGAGGAGGATATAAAGAACTCCCCTGTTTCGAACTCACCAAGAAAGGCTGTCTGATCTTAGCCTCTGGTTACGACGCAGTACTCCGTGAGAAGATTATTGATCGCTGGGAACAACTCGAACTAGAGAAGCGCAAACCTCAAACTCCCCAGACCTACCTCGAAGCCCTGAAAGCCCTCGTATCATCGGAAGAGGAAAAGCAAAGGCTAGCGCAGGAGAAGAAACAACTGGAACAGCAAAACGCCAAACTCCAACCAAAGGCAGACTTTGCCGATGCAGCCTTCGCCACCGACGACAAGGTAGACATAGGAATGTCCGCCAAGATACTAAAGCTAGGATTCGGGCACAATACCCTATTTGACAAGCTAAGGAAAGCGGGCGTATTCTTCGCCAACCGAAACGAACCAAAACAGCGGTTTATTGATGCCGGATACTTCGAGATGAAGGAGAAGTTCATCGAGCGCAACAACCATCCGGGGTTTGTCGTAACCAAAGTGCTAGTTACCCAAAAGGGATTGGCTTATCTGAACCACCTGTTTGGCGGAAAAATTTCCGATGGGAAGTTAGTTAGGATAGTATAACATCTCCCTTCCCTAATTCGCACATTTACAGCAGTCCGTTTCAATGCCGGACAGCCACAACTATATCGAAAAGTTTAGTATCAAAAAAAAGAAAAGACACTATGGAACAGAATTATTTCACACTGAAGCAAAGTAGACAGATAAACAAGATATATAATGAAGTACAGAGCTATATGCCATTCGAGGAAGCCACATTTCCGGCTTTTATTTCGAAGATAATCCCGTTCGTTAGGGAATATTCCCGCTACACGGAGAACAGCAAGGAATACGCAAAAGAATTGTTCTTAGAAGGGATAAAAAGACTGGCAGACAAATATTACCCGAACGGATTCAAGTCCAGCAAGAAGCAACGGTATAGATTCTCTTTGATTGAGATTCCCCGAATGAGTACTTTTGAATGTGACTACAAGCCTATTGAGGGCGTTGCTTGCATGAAGGTTATTAGAGCTTTCCGGGACTTCTCCCGTTCCGGATTCGAGGCAGAGGAAGAGTTTGTAAAGAAGTTAATCAGAATATCCAATATGCTTAATTAAAGTCAGGGGGCTTCGGCCTGGCACATTAGTTGACGCCAATCAGCAGGAAAGGGTAGCTTTAGGGCTGCCCTTTCTTTATGTCTGTACTCATGCAGCGTTTCGTTCCCGGACCATATTTGAGATAATGGCGTAAACCTTATCCAAGATATTATTTCTTTCCGCTATTTCAAGTTTTGTTTCTCCCTTGAACTTCTTCTTGTAGTTACTAATAGAAATGTGATAGAGGTAATATAATTGCTCATAAACCTTGTGCCAAACGTCCTGTTGTCTAGTGTTGGTTGCCGAAGCATATTTGTTCACCAGTTGGCGGATCTTATCACGAAGAGAAATTTCCGGCACCTTTTCAGATGAAACAGCAACCGCTAACAACAACTTCCCGTTTTCTTCTCTCTCCTGCTCCATCGCGTCCAGCCTCTTTTCTACGTTTTCAATCCGTTTGCTTTGTTCAAGCAAAGCTTGTGCGGACTGGACCAGTATTTCAAGTTGGGATAAGGGCTTCAGCTTTTCCTTTAGAGCTTTTTCCATCGCATTGAAAGCTGCAATATAATCAAGTTTAAAGCGCATAGCCTTTTTCCCTGTAAATCCCATAGCCAGCAAAGTAAAACCGTCACGATTCATTATAAACATTGGGTATTCTTGCTTATTTTGTTCGTTAACATAAATAGTTTCAACAAACATGGGGTCAGCCGAATTTTCGGCACACCCCTGTATAAGTTCCCTAATAGCATCTAAAACGTGTTTATGCTCTTTCCCGAACTTTTCAGCCACTAACAAGCTACTTGTTAGTGCTTGGTTGTTCTCACCTTTAAATACTAAATCGTTCATATTATTAAATATTTTGTTCTATTTTTCCTATGACTTTTGTATAACCCCCGTATTTTTTCAGACTAGACACCCTCATTATTATTCTTTTTGTCTGATTCTACAGATTTGTTTAGATTTTCATTCTTTATTAGCCTAATTTCATCTTCCGGCGCATCAGTAAGAGCAAGCATAGTAACGGCTAGGTCCAAAGAAATAATACCATCCGTATAAAGCTTTCCAATAGACGCCCATTGTTTTTCCTTATCTTCGTTGAATGGTTCTGCAAATTCATGTGTTACATTCATCTTTGACAATTGTTCCCTCAAATAAATATGGGTAACATTCATCATTATAGCAAGGATCAGATTCTTCTCACGGTCAACGAGAATATCATATATCTCTTTCAGATTATCTCTCTTGATATATCCTAGCGTCATAGCACGCTTTAAAGCTTCCCCCGACAGTGTCCCCATTCCCTTCATGTTTTCAAACGAAAAATCAGGCGTAAATGAGTCAAATAGAATAGAATTATTTAGATCCTTCTTTTCACTGTCCTTCATGGAAGAATATTCAGGAGGGACCAAATAATCAACAACACTTTCTTTTCCTACCATTTGAAGCACCTCTCCTGGGTCTTGGTTACTTGGAAGAGATTGAATAACATCTGCAGTTACCTTCAATTTAGGATCTGCAAAATAATTATTAGTATCAGCAGCTTTTGAATCAATAAGTTCCTCTCTATCGCATCTGGGCTGTGTCCCATACCATGCTTTATCTTGTTTGTAATAGATTACATTGATTTTACCGCTAGGGTTTACCACTGGAGTAACCTCCCAGCCGATATTAGCTTTCTTGCATCTAAAAATATATGATGGCGTTTCAATATCAAAGTGCTCAACAGTTCTATCTCCTTCTTTCAAATTATAGCCATATCCAAAAGCGATCATGTTCTCGTATTGGTCAAAAAGAGGACGAAGTGTATATCCCTTTGATTTAGATATAACTAACACTTTAACTCCCGGCTTTCCATTGTCATCATAAATATGATAAACCTTTGCGCTCTCTGTCTCTGCGCCGGCCAAGCGTTTGGCCTGTCTAATTGTTGTATGAAACCGAGTATCTTGCAAAAAGTCATTATAAGCCTTAAAAGCTTCATCTGTACCTTCACCGTCATTTCTCCATTTGATTGGACTGCCCAATAAGAAGAATAATTCTACCTCATTAATATATCTTTGCCTTGTACGAGGAAGTTTTTCTACTATGTAAGGCTCTTTATTTTTACGCAGCTTATTTTTCCTTTGATTGACTTTATGAGTTGTAGGATGATACTCTTCAATAGCTTCTATAACTTCTGTATCACGATTTTGGAGTAAAGTTTGCACCTGGCTAATATCCCGATCCTGAATGAGCCTAATTAAATCCCTCTCTACTCCAAGCGAATTTAGCGTTTTATTACGCAATAAATTGAATATAGCTTCTATATAGTTCATATCATATATAATTAAAATAGTCCTAAATCTTCTTTTGAATAACTCCTAGGAACTAATATTTTTCCCAACAGTTTTCCTATGGTGTAATAGCGGGTAGCATCTATTCCGTGGTTATAAGCATCTATAGGCTCATTTATAAATTTCCCATCCTTATTTTGCTCATAAACATAGTTTCTAAACTCCCTGATTAAATTTTTAGATTTTCTTGTAATGCATATTTTGTATTCCATCATTTTCAGTATACCACCCATTACCGAACCTTTATATTTATCTGCAGGATAAATAATAATTCCGGCATTAGATATCTCTTGTATTAAACGAGGATCTGCACTATCAGCATATACAAATAAATCGAGTTCTTTTAATACACGAATAATATCAATGGCTAACATGTGGGTCTGATAACATTGTTCATCCAAATAAAGCCGATCATCTACAAGTCCACATTTAATAATAGCTGTTGGATCCGCACTATATCCAAAGTCCATACCTGCGGATACATGTTTAGCATAAGACGGAAATTCGTCTACAATCTCAAATTCAGGGAAAACAAGACCTTCAGCCATTGCTCTTTGTCCCAACCCATAAACAGTCCACAATGTTTTATTTTTAAATTGCAGAGATTCTATTTCATCGATTATAGTCTGTTCTAAAAATGGATTATCCTTATATGTAGATATAAAATGATATGTACGGGCATCTTTATTCAAGTCACACAACCAATGTTCATCAGAAAAAGAAGGATTGTAATCTAGCACTGAAAAATCAGTTGTACGCATAACGAGTTGTTGCCACTCCAAAAAAGATATTTCGTTTGCTTCATTACAATAAAGAATATTACGCTTCCTGCCTCTAATTTTCTGTTCATCATCTGTAGAGAAAAATTCTATAAAAGAACCATTAGGCAAAGTATATACCATATCGGACTTATTCATGCATTTGCCATCCCACATTTGAAACTTATCCTGCATAATTTCTCTAAAATCACGAAACACAGAACCTTTTAGGGCCGGCAAAGTCTTTCGAACAATAGAAAGAGAAGTCTTAGAGTGCTGTAGTATATAAGCAAGAAGGAAGATCAATATATTATATGTCTTACTACTTCTCGAACTACCTTGAGCGGATATTATTTTATATCCAGACTTTATAGCATCATCTACAGTCGAATATATTTTAGTAGTCTGAACCAGCATTTATCACATCCTCCCTTTTATCTATGACTTGAATAACTATAGGTTCTTCTTTAGAAGAAGTTACGTCTAGCTTTTCTGGAGCATCCCACCCAAACATCTTACAAATACGCTCAATAGCTTTTAGCTTATCATGAAGTTCAATCTTTACATACTCAACATCTACAATTTCCGGATCGTCATTTGTTCCAATATTCTTTTTTAAAATCTTTGTTGATATACTTTTTATGGCAGACTTTTGCCTAGAAGTAAGATTTTCAAATTCAGACCTTTCTATCCAGCTACTATGCATGTCAGCTATAGAAGAAAAAGCTATAGAAGATAACTCCTCTAGTATCTTTTCTTTGGTTATATCAGACTTATTTTTTTGTTCTTCCTGAAGTTCTTTTATTCTTAGGGTAATCTTAGGGTAATTCAGCAACTTAAATGCATCTACTCCAATTGCTTTATCTGATTTACTATTACAGGAATATGCACGACGATAAGCCTCGGACGCATTTCCACACTCAAGGTAATAATTACAGAAATTTTCTTGCTTTATTGACAACTTCGCCATATATCACTTTCTAGCTTATTATTTTTTCAGCCTTCAGATAACATATTATTTCATCGTAAAGATAATCCAGCTTCTTCCTAAATCCTTTATAAATCCTATAATAAGAAATGACATTTTCGCAATAGTCAGAAATTGCCGAAGGACATTTCACTCCGAGAGTTTGTGATATTTGCTTCCTTAATCCCTTAACTAAAGGTTCATTGAATAATATTGTTCCAGGAGAATATATTCGGAGGATAATAAAACAAAATCTTTTCTTTTGAATTACACTCCCTTTTATTGCATCAGGATTTTGATACGAATCAATTTGATTAAACATTTCATAGATACGATTTACTTGCTTTAAATCAGTAAGAATAGGAGTTGATATCAAAGACTTCCTATGCAATAAAGACAATTGAAGTTCTTTAATAGATTTTGCTTCTGAAATTTGATTGATCATAGTACTCAAGTTTTAAAAGTAAATAGTATATTTGTACTATGAATTATGGAAGGGCGTCTATCTGGTGGTTCGGGTGACGCTCTTTTACTTTACACTTCTCCCCCATATTTTCGCATTATACAGGGAATAAGCCCATAACTTTATCTCTTCGCTGGTTTCCAGGAATTCCACTTTCATGGCTTCCTTCATACATTCCGCCAGTAGGTTGCTGTCTTCTTGGTTCATAACACTAAATCTATACGCCAAACAGGCTTGTTTGTACTAATGTCCCTTTTCCCGTTTTTATCTCTCCGTGACATTCATAACGGAATCGTTCTTCCTGTGCTTCAAAATAGTCTTTATCTATTTCAGTAGCGTAGAAATCAAACCCCATTTTATATGCAGCTATGCGACTACTACCACTTCCCAAATGAGTGTCAAGAATTTTACATCCAGATTTTGCGTAATTTTTAAATATCCAAGAATAAAGTTTTATCGGTTTTTGCATAGGATGCATCCTGTTTTTTTCTGCATTAATATTTCCAAAATATGGGAAATCAAAACATTTTGCAGACTTCTGAAATGATGTCCATGCAAGTTCACCATCGGCATAAGATACTACAGGCTGATGTTTGTACCAGAATATAAACTCCTTACATTTAGGAAGCATATCAGACAAATGGTTATAGCCAAATATTATCTGATTATTACTTACTCTAAACAATTCATCAAAATACTCTTTGCTAGGTTTATTATCATTTGCAGTTATTGTTTGACCATATTTTGATATACGAGAACATGGAGTAAATGCAGCATCAATCCCATAAGGCGGATCAACTACCGCTAAATCAAAAAAATTATCTGGAATACCTTTCATGTATTCCATGCAATCCATATTATATACTTCGCTTATTGGCATGGCTATTCCTCCTTCTTTCTCTTTTTTACGTATTTCCAAGCAAGTGTTATCGCAGATATAAAATTTATCATGCTTGTCACAAAAAGAATACTATATAACCATACTATACCCGAGTGATAAGCAAGTAAAAAAGCAATAATTGATAGCCAAAATACTATTTCTTCAAATTGATGATCTTTCATTGTTATTCCTTCTTGATTAATTCAGGATGATCGTACATGTTGCCTATTACTCGAATTTCCCGTTTGAAATCATTCCACCAACTGGGAGAGACTTGTTGCCAAGGGGAAATCCATTTCTTGTTTAAATCAGTTATATTGGCTAAACAAAAACAAGCGTAGTCATCTATATACTTCACTAATTTGGGATATTTACCGTTTACACTGATTATATCCCCTTCATAGATTTCGTTGCCGTTTTTGTCGAATAAACCGGTAAACTGACCTACGGTATCTATATCTACTTCTATCGAAGACAGATCAATTGAATCAATATCGTTGATGTAGTCTTCATCAGCAAGGAATCCATATACCCATTTTTTGTTATCAATTCGCTTTCCTCTGAATTTTATTGTACGATCCATTTTAATTCTCATCTAAATTTATCAAATCCATTTTACTGACAGCCTTTAAGACTCTTAGGATATCCTCCTGAAAGTCTATAACCTGTTGGTTACGCACTCTCTTTTTCAACTCTATCAGGGATAGTTCCTGTATTCTTATCAAAGATGAAATATCGTTCACCAACTCAATTGTAATTTCTTTTTTCTTAGATTGTTTCATAATTATTCCTTTCCTTTAAAGTGTTCGATTAGCTCTTCTACGGTAGCCTTGTGGTAATTCCCTGAAATAATAGTGGCATGATTCCAATTTTCATCCCAAAAGAATACGCTACCTTTAGGCTCTGTAAAATAATGGTCATTACCCACAGTATCATCATAAGAAACGCTAAGCGGTGAATCTGCTACAAACCATTGATTTTCGTTTGTATCATCCCTCAATGCGGCTATTGCCAAGAAAAGTTCCTCGTTAGTTCCGCAATCAATAAAACTATCGTCTAGTGGTACATTATAAGGAACATATTCACCATCAATAGTTGTAATTAATTTGCTATCATCAGTTATTTGAAAAGGGTTTCCATAATTTTTATATCCCAACTCCTCCAACTTCTTCCGAAGCTCCGGGGTATTGCGTCTAATAAACGCTGCTGTTGTAAATCCCATAGTTATTCGTTTTTAAGTTCTTTAATATATCCGTTTTCAATGCACCAACAAAGCATTTCATAGGCTGCATCAAGAGGATTATTATAGCTATCGGATGTTCTTTCGTCCATAAGTTCTTCACTATCGAAATAGCTACAAAACCAGCCATCTTCAGAATGAAAGATAGTAGGCTGATAATGACAACCGGAATCCTCTCGACTGCTATCAACTAATATCCTTTTACCATTTTTCATTGTAGGATATAATACAGGCATAATTTCCAATATATCTTGTAGAGTAAAAGCTCCAATACCATTACCATCTTGTATATATTGGGAAAGTCTTTTAGGATATTTCACTACATCTAAGTCGCCACCATATTTCAAGTCATAAAACCAGCTTGCGGTACTTGTATCTACGCCAAGTTTTTGTAATCTCCGCATCTGTTCGATTGATAATACTTTTTTTGATTTCATTGTTATTTCTCCATTTTAAGTTCTTTCAATACTTTCTTCGCCATCTCATAGTAATTAACCTGCCAACCAGTATAAACATCATCTGTGTGTTCATCATAATGGTTAGCATATACGTATGAATCCAATTCTTCGCGAAAAGATTCTCCATCTAGCCCGCTATCATCACAATCATCGTACATTCTCAATTCATGAGCTACTTCTTTACATTCTTGATGTGTGATGAAGTCGTCCACTACTCCGTCATAGACATTTGTCTGACGAACATACTTTTGTCCTATATGTATCTTGCAAGCGCAAAAATCACATGTATGCTCTTTCTTTGCTGTTGGATAGATTTCTCTTAATGTTGTTGGCATAATTATTCTTTCGTTTCTGTTTCAAAAGTATTGTATTGATAAACATCACCATCATTAACGTATTGCGCCATACCCTTATCTCGCTCGTCTTCGCTTAAATAAAGTAATATATCTTCGTATGGATCGGAATAATAACTGCTTCCGTTCCATACTGTTCTAATTATTCCATATATCTTCATTATTACTTCTCCTTCTTTACCAATTCAACTTCTGTCGGCTCTTCATCTTCCCATTTTACTTCGGGAAACAGTTCAGAATCAAGCCTAATCCAATCAAAGCTATGTTTTGTTGGTAGCCAATATTCATCAATCTTTACGGGGCGTCCAGTGAAAAGGCATAAATCCCCACATCTGTCTCTTGCTATATACATATTAGTCTCCTTTCTTTATTATGAATAAATTGAATATATTCTTAATTTCTTTGGCAAGCTCTTCATTTTTACTAGTATCATACTTTAAGCTCCATTCATTATCATCATAAATACGCTTTATAGTGTCCGATGAAGCACGTAAATGTACTTGATGTTGATAATCCTGAAATGGGTTAATAAGCCCGAATTTAGGACATGATATACAATAATGATTCCCTTTCCATGAGCTAGCTTGTATTATTAAGTAAAAGGGTTCATTCATTTCTTCCAATTCTTTAGCTATTAGATAAGCCACATAGCAACAACCGCCACTATTAAAGTGATATTTGCTATTTAATTTTTCTAGCAATAAATTAATAACCATCTCTCATTTTTTTTGATCTATCTATATACTCGGCTGCTCTCTGTGATCCAGTTTTATATTTACAGGAGTGATTTACTTCTCTATTTTCAAACGATATGGGTATATCAATTTTTGTTTGCTCCGTAGGCTTGCGACAATAAGATTCTACAAAAGTTTCACCGTCTACTTGATCTCCATAAAATTTTCCTTTTGTAACAATTTCTTCTTCATAGCAATATGCCGTATTTGATATATCATCATTTTCTTTAAGTCTTGTTATAGAGTATATTGTTGGCTTATGTATTCCATTACATATTTCACTCGTGCAATGAATTTGATGTTGAAATTCATTAAAAATAGGCATTTTTTTCATCTTAATATATACTGCTTTAGTACCATTATATGAATTCATTAATACTAAAAACCATTGCCAATTTTTTACCTTTTCATCACCATCATATTTATATAAGAATGTTCTAACATATTTCATATTCAATCTCCTTTCTCTTTAATCCGTTCTAGTACATCTCTGTTGGCTTCCAGTATTTCATCGAAAGAGGGAATTGGCATCCAGTGGGTGACTCCCAAAAGCCCAACAAGATGTTCTACTTCTGTATTGATTACAACTAAGAATCTTCTATCGGAAGTAACTACGACAACCTCATATAAAGATTGTCCATCGTTGGTTTCAGGTAATTGCTCTTTTACACTTATCCAAGGAGATTGCTTTTTCTGCCACTCAACGCCAGACGCAAATACTTTACGCATATATGTTTCAATCACATGCGGCTGATTGATGCGATTTGCTAATTGAGCTACCAATGATTTAAAATTCATATCTATCTTGTTACGAATTAAGTTTCTCAATAAATCCATCCAGCAATTCACAATGTCCTCCAACCCAGCGAACGCACAATTTACACTCGCATGGCTCTGTATCTTTCGGACGCTGGCAATTCTCTTTGAAAGCCTCGATAGCTTTCTGTTTCATGTCTTTTCTACCTTCTTCACGAGCACCTGACTCTGACAAGCAAATGAGTTCGTCAAGGGTTGAATAATCCCAATTATCACCATCCAGTATTCTATTATACAACTGGTCAAATCTTTCTTCGTCCATATTTATTCCTTTATATCTTGATTTGAGCCTAATTAGGCTACATCGTTAATACTAATTTCTCCTTTCAAAACTCGTTCTACCTGCCTGTCGATTATCTCTTGAAACTCTATCTGGCAGATAAGAGAGCAATTCGGTATAATTTCTTCCACTGGGTCACCTCGCCACGTTGGTAGTTCATCCAAGAAGATACGCCCGTCTTTATCCTTCAGGCAGGTAGCTCCAACATCACGCTCAATCTGCGCCATTTGAGCAAATACTTCTGGGAAGTCCTTCCGAATTTTGTTCCAGTAGCCCATGCCACCTTTCACACAGCCGATGCAGTTGTTGTTATTGTATCCCATCCTGTACATGGCGGGGATTTCAATACCGGCTTTCCAAAGCATCCCCATTGCATCAGATTTCGTTATCTGCTTTTCAATGAGCGGAAACAGTGGCTTTGTGTCTGGATACTGCTGTTTCAAGCGGA